ACTGTATCTGCTAGTTGTCTATATAAATTTTCTGCCATAGACCATGTTGCTTCTGCTGCGGACAGTCTTTGTTTAAGGTCGTTAATATCTGCTGTGGAGCTAGTTATTTTAGACTCCATCTTAAAAATAGTCTCTTGGTTAGCTGTAATAGTATCTGTTAAAGATAATACATATCTTACAGATGTAAATGTTCCGGCTATGATTGCTGCCACAACAGGAACAATTACAATATTTTTTTTAAACCATTCTAATTTACTTTTAGGTTTTTTCATTATTTATAAAATCCTTTAAACACCCAATTAACCCATTTGTTCCATAAGCTTTTTACTTTGTCCCATGCTCTGCAACAAATGTTTTTACATTTTTCAATCATGTTTTTTCTCCTCAATTTCGTAGAAGAAGTTGTCCGTATCTTCAGTCTTCCACTTACTTGTATTTTCTACATTCCATTCAGATGTCTGCACTTTCCAATCTGGGATATTATCTTTCACTGTGAATGATGGTATGTCCCAAATACATCTATTGTTAGGTTGTGCTGCATAGTTCCCGTCGTCAAGGGCTATGATGTGAGCACATTTGTGCTCGTGCGGAATTTCTGAATGATCCGTGTCTAATATATTACTCTCTGGGTGGGCAAAATCAACCGTAAATAAGTATTTGCCGGGGTGCCATTTCTTGTCTTTTCCTATGTATTTTCCTGCTTGTCCGTCTAGGATATCCCAAGAATGCACAGAAGGATAATAACTGAAACAATTCCAAAGCTGTAGCTCATCAAGTCTACGCCTAGGAACATCTTCCGGTTTAAAACCTCTTTGAATAAAGGCAGTAATCGGGAGGCGATAAAAGATTGCACCGTTTTCCATAATCGCATGAAATAAAATTGACTTGCCGGTAATAGATGACATGCCAAAGATAATACAGTCTTCAACTTCTCCATGGTGTTTTTTAAGATCGTAAAGATATTCTCTTTTAATCTGTGCATATTCCACCGGTATGTTTGCATTTAAATAAGCCATAGTTAATCATAAATATCACCCCAAGTATCCCCATGTTCGTAGTCTACTTTATTGGGAACCTCTAAGGTAACTGCATTCTCCATAATCTCAATAACCTTATTTGCTTCTTTATCATCTTTTATAGAAAGATCCAACTCATCATGTATTTGTATGTGCGGTATAATTCCTTCCTTGTAAAGTTCTAACATTGCTTTCTTCGTCATGTCTGCGGCAGATCCTTGAATTAATTTGTTAAGAGCTTTATATGTGTAAGCTCTCCTGATCCCCGGTCCATGTTCCCTGAGTGCATCTTCGTGTGGTAATGCTTTATGCATACCGAATTGATTAGGCTCCCACAAATGAAACCTACATAGTCTACCTAGTAAAGTTCTTATCTGACCACGGTCCTGTGCACGATTAGATGCTCGTTCCATAAGTTGTTTAACAAAGGGTACTCGACCATGATACGTATTAAATAATTCAGCAGCCTTCTCTTTTGTTACACCTAACTCAGCCTGTAATTTAGTTTTACCCATACCATAGAAAAGACCTAGATTGATCGTCTTGGCCTGTGTTCTAGGGATCTTTGCCATGTCAGCTACAGTCTGATGAAAGTCTGAGTCTTTGTTATTGTGGTAAGCATCAACAACATTATAGACTGATGGTAGTTTATAAAGAGATGCATAGTGTACAACAAGCCTTGGTTCTTGTTGCGAGTAATCAAAACATCCCCACTTACATCCTTCTTCTGGAATAAATAAGGATCTAATCTTTGGACCTAGATCTTTATTTCTTGCAGGAATTTGTTGAAGGTTAGGGTTCTGATAACTAAATCTTCCTGTTACTGTCCCACCAAACTGTGAGCGTAATTGATTTATGTCTGCGTGTATTCTACCTTTGTGTTGATACTTTAATATTGAATCAATAAAAGTTGTGTGTGCTTTATTAATCTCTCTAGCTTTAGCTATCATCTTTACAACAGGGTGCTCGTGTTCTTGCAAAAAGTTTTTAGTAAAACTAGGTGCTGAAGTTTTTTGTGTTCTCTCATACGGTATCTTTAAATTATCAAACACTTCTGCAATAGATCGTGCAGCCCATATCTGTGGTCTGACATTGGTTTCTCTTTCAATAGCTGTGAGTAAATCTCTTTCTTCTTTTACTAATTGTTTCTTCATTAGATGTGCTTTGTCTAAATCAACTCGCACACCTTTAAATTTCATGTCTACAAGACATGGAAAGAGTTCTGTTTCTAAATCAAAAACATCTTCAAGATCTTGGTGAATAATTTCTTTCTTCATTTCTTGCCACAAACCTAATGTAATTTCAGCGTCACGTTCAGCGTAAGATCCTACGTGCATAGAAGGTAGCTTGTACATCTCAGACTTTGGATCAATGCCCCACTCTGATGCAGCTTCAGCTAGTGCACCTTCATTCTTACCATAGCCAAGATGGTGCCAAGACAAACTATTAAGATCATATCTAAATCTATTCTCATCTGTAATAGCTGCAGCTATCATTGTACAAACAATGTCACCATTTATTTTAAAACCAAGTTGTCTTAACCAACAGACATCATACATTGCATTGTGAAATACTTTGGTTGAAGGTGCTATTAAAATATCTTTAAGCCACTCTAAAACTTTTTTGCGGTCCATGTTTCCTCCGCCTTCATGTGCGATAGGAAAGTATCCTTTATAGCCATTAGTGGCTACAGCAATACCAATAACATCACCGTTACCAATCACAGAACCAGATCCTTTTTCTTTTAAGTTTGGATCTTTAGTTTCTAAGTCAATGGCTATCTCTTCTACTTGTCTAAGATCTGGAAACTCCGTTGGAATAGTCCATTCTGTTTGTGCTTCAAACTTAGGTATTCTCATTGTCATCCTTTTTTAATGTGAACCCTGCTGGTAGAGGTTTTGTGGTAGTGTCCTCTGAATAATCTCTTTCAATAATCATATCGATATAATGTTTTGCTTTTTCAAGATCTTGTTTCTTTCCTTTATCGCGATGTCTGATTATGTATTTAATAGCACATCCCTCCGGATATAACAACTCGTTCTCAGATATAAACTGACTTGGCTGAATTTTATACTTCCGGTAATGAGATCCTGCAATTTGTTTATCCCAAACTTTCGATGTCATAACTTCTCTCCTTATTTTTTCCTGCAATGAAATACAGATTTTGTTTTGCTCGAGTCACACCAACGTACCAAACTCTATGTTCTTCATCTTGTTTCTCTATGCTTCTTTGTAATGATTCTAAAGTACGTTTGGACATATCTAATACTAGTAAAACATTATCAGCCTCTCCACCTTTGGCTGCGTGTATGGTGGATAGTTTGACCCTTGCTCTACCACTTAGGGGTTCTTTTCTTTCTAACATCTTTCTTATGTATAAGCTGTCATCCATATCTAGTTGTAACAACTCATACCATTTTAAATTTTTATCTATCTCTTCTATAGTTTTATATGTTGTGTATTCTAAAATATCTTTGGTCTCCGCTTCGTTTAGTTCTTCACCTTTAATGTATCGTGTCCAATTAATTATGGTCTTGTATAATCTTTCTGAGTAACTTTTCTTATTTTTATATTCATAATAAATACCTAGATCCTTGAGATCTGGCATTAAATTAATTAACCTATAATTAGTTCTAGCCAATATTAACCAATTGCCATCTTGTATTGGTATCTCTTGAAGTGAATAAGACTCAGGATATATGTTCCCTGTTTCCTTACGCGGTTGCCATGTTTTTAATATTCGTCTCTCATCAGGAATACGATTTAGTATTTTATTGGCCATAGATTGTACGCTCTGTGGCACACGATATGACTTCGGTAATACAATCTCTTTACTAGTTTCTTTTTGAAATCTTTCTACGTCAGCCCCTGCCCAACCATAGATAGCTTGATCATCATCACCAGCCAAAACAATATGTTTTGATTTCTTTTTAAGTTCATCGTACATCTTCCATTGTATAGGTGATAAGTCCTGTGCTTCATCAATAAACACAACATCAAACGTAGGGCAGAGCTCCCCCGCACGATCGATAAACTTTTGTATCATATCGTTAAAGTCAACTAATTTAAAAGCCTCTTTTCTGTTATCAAGTTCTATTTTTAATATTTTAACAATCTCAAAGTCTAGATCTTCAGAATACATATTAGTATTAAACTCATCTTCAATAGATATGTTTTTTATTTTAGCTGAAGATATTAATTTAAAATATTCACTGTTTGAATCAACAAAACCTGTACTGTCTTCACCATTTGAAAATACGGATACCTCAATGCCAACTTCTCTACCGATGGCAGCATAGTCTTCATTCTGCATAACATTGCTCTTTTTCATACCTAAAAGATTAAAAGCAAATGAATGTAGTGTTTGAAAGTATGGTAGATCTTTATCTTCTAACTCAGGATGTTTATCCAACATTCTTCCTCTAGCCTCTCCTGCAGCTTTTTTAGTAAAAGCAAAATACCCTATCCTATGTAATGGTGTGCCAAACTTAACGAGTGTTCTTACATAGTGTAAAAGTTTTGTTGTTTTACCTGTACCAGGAGGACCCAATATCTTTCTAATCATATAATCTCCTTATCGTAATTAATTTTATTATGTAAAATTTTTACACTTTGAAATTTTTCTAGAGATATCTTAATTAAATGTTTTGTTGGCGTATTGTATTCACCTTTCTTTTGTGATGGAAACCTCTTCTCCTCAATAAATTCTAAATTGCAATCTTTATAAAACTCCTGTATCATTACGCCCGTTTTATCTTCGGGATACTTCCATCCACTATTTTTTAACTTGTTATAAAAACTTGCAAATTTAAAATAAGCAAAGCCATCATCAATTAATACGCCACCAGATTTAAAGCTAACATCGTTCTGTGCTCTTGCTCCATTTATCTTTTGATGTAATTGATCATGTAGTTTTTCTTTTGGTGTTGTACCTATCGGTGGATCTTGCACTGTTAATGTTCTGTATAAATCTTCTAAAACTTTTTGATCATCACCAGACTTAATCATGGGTGGTGGAAAACCCGCATACTTTGATATGGCATTACGTCTCTTTCTTTGATCGTTAACGTGCTCCACGTTTCGACAATGCACTGTTCGTACGTCTTCACCATCGGGTAGGGTAACATCAAACGTGTATTCTGCTTCAGGTTCTAAATCAATCTTGACTAAATTAGTAAGGATTGGATAGCTACCCTTAGATCCGCACAGCACACCAAACTTTCTTTTTACACAGATACCTTTTTTACAATAGTCACTGATAGGACTCTGTGTGCATGTGTATCCCTTGTACGTATCTCGCCATGATTTTAGTTTGGCCTTTAATTTATTTTTGTCCCATGCGTGTGCATTGGCACCAGAAAAAAACTTAACAGGTGCATCCATAACCATCTGCTCCCAATTCTCTTCATACTTTAATTTTACAAAGACATGATAGTTATAGAGAAATCTATCTTTACCATCGAACCCTTCTTCTTTGGTTAGTTTAGATAGTTCTGCCAAACACGGCGGTCCCTCTCTAAATATATCATCAACACCTTGCATAGCCACAGCATCTATACTGTCTGTTACTTTTTTAAGGTCTTCTTCTACAACAAGATTAGCTTGTATAACTTTCATAAATTCTTCGAAAGAGAATTTAGTTCCATCCATATTTAAAGCTATTCTTTCTGACTTTTTAAAATAAGGTAGATTAATAAAATTACCTTTACTTATTTTTCCTGTTTCAGAATCTTTTACTAGTCGTGTTTGTTTTGGAAATATTTCTGTGTCGTATTTTAATTTAAATAATGGCAACAGATTACTTAAAAAAGATCTTAACACTGTTGCGCTAATAAAATCTTTTAAGAATATATAAAGATGCATACCACCACTTTTAGACAGCACGGGTATCAATGGTAAATTAAACTTCTGTATTGTATCAAAAAACTTTTTACGGTCGTACTTCTCATAATCTTTGAAGTCAACATCGATGGCACCGAACCTTGCTAGTCCATCCTTAGTACAAGGTTGGATACCGATCGACCTTTCTCCAGCCAAGTGTTCGTTGTAGACTTGGTCTGTTATGTCCTCATCGTTCCAACGATAACTTGGTTTCTGCTTTTTGGTAATAGGATCTATTTCAAGGCGACTCATGTCGGCTTGACCATACGCAAGATCATACCCAGCGAAATATTTAGAAAATAAATTATCCATAATTATTTAAAGGGCGGATCCAGTCTCCCATCACCGCCCTTTCTTCCAACGAGGGAAGTCCTAAATAATCGAATCTTTCTCTGCTGATTCATTTCCATGTTTGACTTTTACTTGTCCTTTGGAAATGTTTTCAGAGAACGCTTTCGCTTGTGAGTAAAGAGCTGCGTCTTCTATTGGACCCACCTTATTTACTTTCCAACCAAACCAAGTGCCTTTATCGTTTGACATTTGAGTTGTTGCTAAATTGTAAATATGACTAAATGCAGGTGGCTGATATAGATTACCACTCTTGCCTTTTAATCTTAGGCTTGACAACATTGAGTTCCAATTTCTACTCACTTTTAGTTGTGTAGATTTCATTGTAATCAAAGCTGTGCATGGGCTGTCACCAGTTACAATTACATAATGACTCGCAGTTTTTTCTACGTAATTACCATTGGGTAATCTGTCTTTGTAGTTTGCATCCGGTTTTGTTTTACTGATTACGTCAGATGTAGACGGGTGTACTGTTACTGGCGCACCAGAACCTTCACCTCTATCTTTCCACTCGACATATTCAAGTTTGTAAAAACAAGGTATGACATTGATACCCTTCTCACCATCAAACAATTGATGTGATACAGAGTTATATATCATCCCTGGTTCTGCACCTTCGACATATTTACCGTCCCTTTTGTTTACTTCGGGTGATAACTGTCCAAGGATTTTCAAAAAAGGCAGCGCTAAGTCTTCTTGACCTAACGTACCTAAACCTTTTCCAGCATCCTGTTCCATTACATTGGCAGGTAGGCTAGCAGTTTTTTTTGTTACGTTTCCTGTTTCCATATTATTTGTTCCTTGTTATTTTAGTTCTGTTGCCTGAGAACACGTTAAACAAGTCCGTTGGCATATCCTGTCCAGCCTCGATACGCTCACGGACTAGTGCTTTAAGTGTCATGGGTTCGACCTTTAATTTCTGGACGGGTTCGTACCCTTGACCTTGCGCAAGGACAGCATAATGCTGTGCCTTGTTATCTTCGTCACGACCAAAGGCAACGGTTATCTCATTTTTGATAAGATCACCTAAGCCGTGCTCACGAAGCCATTTGAATGCTTCTTCCTTCTTAGCAATAGGAATAGAAGCACCGTAGACGGGTTTAACTTCAACAGCTGAACCGTCTGCTAATTTAAGAGATGAGATGTTCATTTCCTGCATGATGGTAGGAATTACCTCACCCGAAACTTTATCTGCCTCTCGCTTTTTATCTTTTAGTTGAATCTCTAGGTCTTTTATTTGATCCTCTAAAGATTGCAATCTAACAACTTGCGTTGATAGCTCACCTGCATTATCTGCAGAAGCTAATTCTTTTGTTTTGTCTTGTTCGAAGTCTATACTATTCATTAATTTCTCCTTTCTCATATAAATTGATTTCAATTGGATAGTATCTTTTTTCTTGTTTATCCCACTTTAACAAATTGAATTTACCATTTGTTAATTCTGATATGATAGAACAGGCTACACCTATTATCGCAGGGTCACCTGTAAGTAACACATAATCAGTGGGTCTATAATCTCTCAACAGTTTTCTTAATTTAAAAATTAATGGACCTGGTGAAAAAATTATTTGTGAAAGTTCTGGTAGTAGAAATTCTAACTTACCATACTGCGAGGCACCCATAATATTAAACTTAGGACGACCATCCCTGGTCCCCGCTACTTCTTGCAATACATATACTTTAGGTACACGTACCTGTTTAACATTTGAATAATCCTGCTTTCTGTCGTCTTTCATACTTGACATTAATAAACTATATAGTATCAATGTCAATAGAAAGATGAATTACAAATTTAAGACAAAACCGTATGCGCATCAGCTTAAGGCTTTAGAACTGTCTTGGGATAAAGAATTTTTTGCGTACTTTATGGAGATGGGTACTGGCAAATCTAAAGTATTAATAGATAATATAGCCATGCTTTATGACAAAGGTAAGATAGATGGTGCCTTAATTGTGGCACCCAAAGGTGTTGTGGGTACGTGGTATTTAAATCAGGTTCCTGATCATTTGCCTGACCATATAGAAAAAACTAACGTATTGTGGAAAGCAGCAATAACAAAGAAACAGAAACAGAGACTATCTAGTTTATTTGAAACAAATGAAAAGCTACATATATTAATTATGAACGTAGAAGCCTTTTCTACAACAAAGGGTTGTGAGTTTGCTAAAAGATTTTTAAATAGTCATAGGACATTATTAGCTATCGATGAGTCTACAACTATTAAGAACCCCGATGCTAAAAGAACTAAGAATATATGTGAGCTCGCTAAATTAAGTAGATACAGAAGAATATTAACAGGGTCGCCTGTAACTAAATCACCTCTAGATCTCTATAAACAATGTGATTTTTTATTAGAAGAATTACTAGGTCATGGATCTTATTATACATTTAGAACAAGATACGCAATTATGAAGACGGCAAATTTTGGTGGAAGATCTGTCAATATTGTGGTGGGTTATCGTAATTTAGGTGAGTTATCAGAAAAATTAAAACCTTTTTCGTATCGTGTTTTAAAAGATGATTGTTTGGATTTACCCGATAAAATATTTATGAAACGTATTATTCAACTTACACCAGAACAACAAAAAGTTTATAGAGAAATGAAAGCACTAGCTTTAGCAGAGATGAATGGTAAGACCATGTCTACAGCCACAGTGTTGACTCAGCTTATGAGATTACATCAAATAACTTGTGGTCATTTTACTTCTGATGACGGCACCATACAAAAAATAAAAAACAATAGGCTAGATGAACTTATGAATGTTCTTGAAGAAATGGAAGGCAAGGTTGTAATTTGGGCACATTACCAGAACGATGTAGAGACAATTGTAGAACATATAAGAAAGAAGTATGGGGATAAATCAGTTGTTGATTATTATGGTAGAACTAGACCCGAAAATCGTCAAGATAATATTAATAGATTTCAAAAAGAAGAACAGTGTAGATTTTTTATTGGCACACCTGCTACAGGAGGTTATGGTATTACGTTAACTGAAGCTAGTAATGTAGTTTATTATTCTAACGGTTACGATCTTGAAAAACGTATGCAATCAGAAGATCGAGCGCATAGAATAGGGCAAGTTCAAAAAGTAACCTACGTAGATTTTATAGCAGAAGATACTGTTGACGAGAAAATTGTAAAATCATTAAGAAAGAAAGTAAATATTGCTACCCAAATTATGGGAGAAGAGTTAAAAGATTGGATATGAAGTATCCTTTTTATATTCGAATGGCAATATTATTTTGTGTGGGAGCGTTCATACCCATCATGATACATCAGCTAGTTTTTAAATTATGGGATGTAAGCGTGCTGAGAGCTGCAGAAATAACTTTTTTCTTATGTATTCCTGTGGCTTATTGGATGGCTAAAAAAATTAATGAGCGTTGGCACGACGATAGAGAATAATTACTCTAACCACGGTTTGTAAATTACCTTACCATCTTCTCTCATGGCTCGCAATGATTGGTTCCTGTTATGATCTGTAGAATAACTACAATGTATCCATCCAGATGTTGGTTCATTATCTTTGTAAAATTCTAAGATGAGCTGGTCAAATTCTAGCTCTGATCTAACCCACTTTGCTAGCTCTCTATTGTCTACACCAGGTATCTCAAAGTCTGCTGCAGCTGCATTGTCATCTGCCACATGTTGGCTGTTCACACTGCTACCAATCTCTACGCAAAGCTGAGCACAACGAAATCCGCTAGATATAATAAGTGGTCTGTCAAAATGAGATCGCACCGGCTGTAATATATTAATAGCCAAAGCTTTTATATTGTCAATTTGCTTTGGATTAGGATTATTGTTAATACCCTTACGTTCCGCAGTTTGCGACTTAGTTAACTCGTCAAGAGTTATATTTGCTGTAAGTTTCATTATGATAATAATTTATCTAAAAAGAATAAGGCCACAGTCCCCACCGTAGCTAAAAGAACCCAGTAGATTTTGTCTACCTTGCCACCCAATTTGTCAATATCTGCATGCATATGTTTAAGATGATTATTTTTAATTTGGGAAATATCTCTTTTAACTCCTGTAAGATAACCATACAGGGCTAAAATATGTTCTCGGGTATTTTTAGGTTCTATTGCCATAATTAATTTTATCCGAATGGAAATAACTTATCAAAAAGAGATGGATCTGTTAAGTTATTTTTACTAGTTTGACTCAAAGTTTTTTGGTCAATATTAGGTAGATTTAAAGAGTTTGGACCGCTCACGGGTGATGTTGATGGTAGTAACGGATTTTGTATTAAAGGAAACTGATCATCACTTAAATTTAAACTTCTTAGTTCCTGTTGAACTTCTATGATGGCAGAAAAAGCTTCTAAGAAAGGATTTGTTACTCCTAGATTAGCCGCATTGTTTGCAAAAGCTATTCTTACATTATCTGATATTGCTAATGGCCTAAAGATATCATTATCTATTGATCTAAAATCTATCGATGACATACGATCAGAAACTTCACTTAACAAATCGCTTTCACTTAAACCTAAAACTCTAGCACCATCTATATCTTTTTGAAAATCTTGTCGCGTACTATATAATGCTCTATTAGCGTTAATGTAATTCTGTACAATTTCTTGAGGATCAACAGGTCCCCCTCTTAAAGATTTTGCTGTAAACAAAGATCTAGAATCTCTAACTCCTTGTTGATAATCTCTAATTTTAAATTTTAAAGATTTAGCAGGATTAACTTCAACGGCTCTAAATCCAACCAAGCCTCCTAACTCATTCCCTAATTCGTATGTTTCACCATACTTATTAAATACACCTTTTTGATCCACCCCTATTTCTTTAAGAGTGCCCATGCCAATTCTTTTAAATTGATCTGCTGAAAATGGGACTTGTGATATAAGAATATGTTTAAAAATTGCCCCCGCTTTATCACCATAAGTATCTTCAGGATTGTATACTCTAGCGCCAGATGATGAAACACCACCTCTGCCTAGTATGCCTTTTGGTAAAACATCAACAGCTGCTTCTGTCCAAATTGATTCACTAACAAAAGGTTCACCTAATTCTTTTGTAGCATTAAACAATCCAGCAAGAAAGTCATCCATAATACCGTCTTGGTCTGTTCTGCCTTGAGATATAGAATTCAATACTGTTTGTATAGGTCTTGTTAAAGTATCGTAAGCATTGGTATGACTAAAATCAATATATTTAAATTTACCATCCTCACCTTTAATTGGAATTAAAGTAGAGTTTTTTGACCAATCAGGAACATATCTTCTTAGTGCTTCCATCTCGTCGGATGTAACATTGTATAAAGCTTTAAATGCTTCTGTTAGCGCATAGGGAACAGCGACTGTTGTAGCACCCATACCAAATAATCTTGTGTAACCTATACCTTGAAAAGGTTTTACCGTTGTGCCATCAGCTCTTACAATGGTTTCATTTACTTCTTTTAGGCCTCTTCTTACAATATTAGTTCCTGTTCTTAATATTTCTGCGGGAAATGAAACAAAGTTACCAATTGGTAATTTTCTTAAACCTTTAACGAACTCACCAACATAATCATAGTTAGGCACATTGTTTTTAACAATGTCAGCTGCTTCTCTTTTAATATAATCATCCGTAAACTTTATTGTTCGTCCAGCACCATCTGTAAACGTCTCTCCTTTTTTAATACCATTTTTTAATAGAGCATCGGCTAATCTTTTTTGTTCTTGAGAAAATGTATATATTTTCCAAAAATCATCTTCAGCTGTGTACAAATCTTCTGACATTCTTTTTATTTTAGAAAAAGGTTTTAGTAATAAACGTAACCCTTTATCTGATGTCATGGTTTCACCAAACTTAACATCTTCAAGCAGTCGACTTAAGTCTCCAAGTCTTACGTTACTATTAACCACGCCAAGCTCTAATAACTCTTCATAAAATTCTTGTTGTTGTTGAGTACCTTTAAAATTAGCTCCCGCTAATCGAAATGCATTTTTAACTGCGTCAGGATCTCGTAAAGGAATAATACCGTTTGCAGCAGCAAAAGCTGTGGCACTAATAAAGTTACGTGCGTGTGTAACTGGAGAAAAAATTGTTTTTGCCATTTGAGAAGTAGCCTTTGGATACAAAATAAAATTTTCATAAAGTCTCATCATTGCACCGCTATCTCTATTAGTTTTATTTGTTTGAATTAAAGCTTCTGCTACACCAGTCCTTGCATACTTACCCTCAAGAGGGTTAATAGAACCTGCCTCTAAAGTTTTACTAGGATCAATTTCTATTGGTCCTGTAAAATCATCACCAAAAAATTTTCTTGCCTCATCCTCTGTACTAACAACAAAGGGTTCGTTTGGTTTTTTAGGTCTAAGCGCTGGATTAGATCCTGCTGCTCTCCAATCCTCTAATTTTTTAGGAAAGGCATTTGCTTCTTCAACAGCATTTTTAGATAGGTTATCTAAGTTACTAAAAAATTCATTACGTCTTGTGATTAGTGCTAGTCTAGATGTAGCTGTTAAAATAGTTTGCATTGGGTTTTGTGTTTTACCCAACAGCTCTTCAAATACTTTTTTATCAAAACCAGCTTCTTCTAGCTGATTTAATCCTTTTACGGTTGAATAACTTTTAATTTTATCAGTTGCAGATTTTTTTGTAAAAAAATCTTCAGGTACTTTAAATGATGGACCAGTCATTTCAATTTTTTCAGCCATCCTAGGTTTAAGTTTTGCTGTCTTTAATATGTTATTAACGTAATAAAGAGCCTGTTCTTTCTGTAAATCTATCCCTTTCGTTGCAGCTACTTTTTGAAACTCCTTTACAGCTTTAGCAATTGTTTCATCAGCTGGTCTCCAAGATTCTATACCCATGACATTTCTGTTTTGAAACAATTCATAGGTTTGTCCTAGCCAACTAGAAACTGTGTCTTTATATATTTTTGCAAAGTTATCAAAGTTTTCTTTACTTTGGGCTGCACCTAGGGTTGTAAACATGTCACCCCATTTACTACGTATTCTACTTAATCCAGCTAGTATTGCATTAATATTTTCTTTATCTTTTAATCTTGGTTCATCTTTTAGTAATTTAAAAAGTTGATTTTTTTCTGCCTCTGCAATAGCACCAAAATCAGCAGTCTGTTTCATCGTTGAAAACTGTCTTTGACGAGTAATATCCAATGATTTAATGAAATCATCTTTAGTTAGATTAGGTGTTTCTTTTCTTGCTTGTTTAAATAATTCTTCACCTGCTTCATTTAATATAGGTTTATTTATAATTTTAGGATCACCCGATAATAGAATATCATTAATAACTTTTAGTGCGGCATCTCTTTTCTGTAGTATGTTTGCACCTTTTTTTAAATTAAATTTTTGAGACATTACACCTCTAAAAGGTGGAAAGATTTCATCAATAATTTGTTCTATTTCTTTACTAATAAACTTTGCTCTAGCTGCATCTGAAGATCTCTTTCCAATTTCAGATCTTTGTTGAGCAAAAAATTCTTTAGTGGTTTTACCCTCTTTTCTTAAATTAGTAGCAATAACATCAAAAAACCATTGTTCTAACCTTGAGCCATTTTTAAAAGCATCATCAGATCTTGTAGCTAATTTTTTTATTGTAGCTCCAATACCACCTAACACTCCGGTAAACAATGCACCTTCAGTTCCAAATTTAATTCTATTAATTAATTGTCTAGCAGGATCGTTTTTATCTTCTTCTCGATTAATTTCTGTAGGACCACCTAATAAATCACCAAAGGTTCCAATGCCTTCTACATCTCCAACAAAAACTCCTTCAGCAACTCCACCAGCGGCAGCTCCTGTTAAAAACTTAGATCTCTTTAAACGTTTTCTAAGTTCCTTGCTCCCTGTGCCTGGAACCAACCCAGCTTGTCTCACATTTAATTTACCAACGCCTTCTGCTGTTTCAACTAATGCTTGACTTGGTTTAAAATAAGTATTACCCCGCACTGCTCTTACTGCAGACTTAGCTAATCTCTGTCCTTGTTTAAAAGCTATACCACCAGGGATTCCAATGTTAACGAGTGTCTCTACAAGTTTACCTGCAGCTGTTGCTTCTGCTTTTTCATCAAAGGTTGTAAGATCGTCAAAGAAAGCTTCAACCTCAGCGGCTTTGTTTGTACCTGCACCAAGATCTAATAATGTTGCACCGAGAGAAAAGAAACCTTTAGGTATTGCGATAAGACCAGATGCAACTCCTGAAAAAACAGATTCAAGAGTGCCAACTCTATTGTTGGGACCTGAGGATGTATTACTTAATAATTCGTCTATTGTTGCCATTTTTTATTCCTGCCTACCATTAATATATAGGTATGAAACTATTTTAATTTTTTTACTACACCATTTAAGTATTCGTATAATTCTTCTCCTAGAGTATAAGTTCCATTACCACCGTTAACTTTTTCAATTGAATCTTTAATTACTGACTCTGGGTTAAGTTTAAAGTCATCCGTTTTTTTAAGGTCTTTTAATGCATCATCGCCACCCAAAGATCCTTGATATAAGACACCTGTATTTCTTTCAAACTCTTGAGCTAAAAGTTTTGCTCCGCCTTTCGCTCCATATATTGTGCCACCTCGATCCATTGCTCGTATTTCATTTATTGACAATTGAGCACGTTTTCTTCTATCAAGAGCAATCGGATCTGTTGCTATGGCTTGTGCTTTAATTTGGTCTTTTTTAAGTTCACTTTCAATTCTAGCTAGATCTAATTTTTGTTTAAGTTCAACATCTTTATCAAATTCTTTACTTACTCTTTGTGTAATATTTCCAACTGTATCTGAATCAATACCACCTGTTCTGATCTCGTCACCTGCTACAATTAAGGAATCTGCAACAGCAGCATCTCTAGATCTTTTCTCAACAGCTTTTAATAATCTTGATACTGATGTTTCTTTTTTACTTCCGTCTTCATTAAACTGATTTCCTTTTTCAGTTGTCTGATTTATTGTATCTGACGTTTTACCTCTTTGTCCAACAGTGCTACCTCTCTGTCCAACATCTAGATCAGGTTTCTCTTTACCAAACTCAGTTCCTAATAAATAATTTGCAGCTCCTTGTACTGCATCAACACCTAAGTTTCTGACTTTACCTAAAAGTAATTCTTCATCACCTTCTACTATACCCTTTATATTTTTAATCTGTCCTGCTCCAAGAAACGTGGTAAATGGATTTTCTCTTATTGCTTGTCCAATAATTTTTGGATCCGTAAATGCTTCCTTAAATGTAAGTCTTGCAGGTTGAAACTTACCAGGAATAACTTGATCTTTTGGCGTAGCTACATTTCTAAATCTTTGAGTAGGGAACAAATTTCTAAATCCTTGCATAGAGAATAAATCAGGTTTAGTTCCTCTTGGAGCAAGACCGGCTTTATCCGCTCTAGTAAAAACACTTTTTGTTAAATTTTTAAGAAACGCTGGTGATTTTTGGATTAAAGAAGGTATTCCTCTTACAGCGGTTTGAAGCACTAATAGTCTGGGATCTACAAATCCTGTTCTACCTTTTCCTTTATCTTCTCCTACAATAGTTCCACCACCAATAGTTCCACCATTGGCTTTAGGTTCTCTAATACCATCCATGATCCCTTCTTTTACGGGGCCACCCATTTTGAACATTGGTCTATTTAATGGTCTCATATTATCTTATTACCACTTGTGGTTTAGCAAAAATCTTAGCATACAATCCACCAACACCTAATGCAGTTCCAAGAGCTTTGTCTAATGGATTTACTGCTTCTGTTGGTAATTGTGGAGCCTGTGCACCAAAGCCAGCTACTTGTCCTAAACCAGCACCATATTGTTGTAATCTTTGTTGTGGTTCAAAGGCTGCTGCTTGTGCCGCTTGTTGATCTGCTGTTAATTGTGCTTGTGTAATTCCTTGTCTTAATGATCCTAAACCACCAAGAGCTTGTATATCTCCTGCTCTGCTTGATTGTAAGAAGTTAGATAAACCTGTTTGAAATCCTGCTTGACCAAATTGTTGTCCAGACAATCCTTGTAATGCTCCAGAAAATTGTTGTTGTGCACCTGCTAAACCTAATTGATTTGCTAATGCTTGTTGTGCTGCTTGCTGTCCTTGACCAAAACCTTGTTGTAATAATCCAGCCTGTAATAAAGCTCTTTCTCTATCCGCACCTGAACCGTACTCCGCTAATTGTACTCCAGCTCTACCTGCACCTAGCACACCAAGTTGTGCTTGTTGATCTCTAATTTGTTGTTCTTGCATGGCTCTGTTTCTGTCAAACTCTGCAAGTGTTGTATCGATAACTTGTTGTTGAAACGGAGACATAAAATCTTGTGCTTGAGCTGTAGCTTGTGCTCCTGTTGTTGGAGCTAAACCTTGTGCTGCTGTTAACATCGGTTGAGCACCACCTAGTGCTGTGGCTGCCGTTCCTAATGTTGTTGCTCCTGATACTCCTGCTTGTTGTGCTGCAGTTAAGAAAGGTTGATAAGATCCAACACCTTGTTGTGCTATACCAATAGCTTGTGTTTGTAATGGATCTTCACCACCAACAAACTGTCTGCCTGTAAACTTAGTTGTATCTATAGGAACAGACGTTGTTGCCGTTAATTGTTTTGCAAAGTCTTTTGATGTATCTTCTAAATAATCTGGTAATGCCATTATACTGTCCTATTCTCCAATTGTTTCATTTGATCATACATTTTTTGGGCTCCTTTTTCTACGTTACCGTCACCCATACCTCTAACAGCATCTGCTGTCATAACAAACTCATTTTTTGACAACATCGCTGGGACATCATCTGCTTTTTCTTTTTTACCTACAGGTACAAAGCCACCTGATTGTCTATAATCTATTTCAGGCATGCCACCTTCTAGCATTCTAACTTCAGGTAGATCTGCTATACCACCTTTTGCAAACTTACCTAATAACATGTCAATCTCTTGTTGAATCATTCTTCTATCCATAGGGTCTTTTGTACCTTCTAGCAATTGTAATAATTGTGTAACTCTATTTCCTCCTCCAGCTAATTGTGCTCTGCCACCTTCTGCTGCTGTAAAGAAACCCGGTTGAGCAAACTGTGTCTGTGGTAAAAACCTTAAACTTGGATCTCTTCTTTTTGCTTGAGATACAATATCAGTTATAGAAGAAGGTGTTACGCTAAACGGATCTGTAATAACTTCCTCCTCCTCTTCAGCACCTCCCATAAAGAATGGTAATGCAGATAATAAAGCACCGCCTCCTAAGAATGCTTTTTGACCTCCAGATAAATTTCCAAAACCACCTTTTAAAAGATTTATTAACCCACCTTCTCGTATAGAATCTGCTCCTCCTTTAATTGGTTGCAAAGTACCAAATAATTTGTCTTTAATAAAAGAACCAAAAGCGTTGCTGCCAAAACCTGCAGCACCTTTTCCTCTCATAAATTGAGGAAGACCTCCACCACCACCAAAATATACCGCAGCTCCCGCTAAAGCTGCTTTACCGATAGGACTTTTAACGATCTTCTTGATAGGTTTAGTAATCTTTTTTACTAGGCTACCAAGGCCATATAATTGTCTAGGTTGTTGCATTCTTGATATCGTCATAGTTGTAATTAAGCTTTAAATAAGGCAGGCAAAATACCTGAATTATCACATTACTTGGTTTTTGGAAACAAATCAAGAGATGGCATGACTACTTTTACATCTCTTCTTATGTCTGTTTCTGCTATACCCTTAGCTTTCCACTCCTTATCATCCTTGTATATTTCCCCCGTTTTTAGGTTAGAAATAGTTGTTATTATCTTCTCTGGTTTTAACACCTGCATTACGTTACGACCTCTCTCGGCTGTATTTCTAATATTGAAGCTATGACGTGCAGCTCGTTCGCGTCAGAAGCTTGTACTTTTAAGATCTCACTTTCCTCCATAACCAAAGGTTGCGTTAAAAGTTCTGTTGTTGTGTTAGAGGATATAGTCTTAGATTTAAACAAACTGAATATATTAGCCGATGAATCAACTAACGTAATCGTTATATTAGCCCCGGACCCTGCATCCTCAGACACTAAGATTGATTTAACAACCGCGGTCTTTGCAGTAGGGACCGTGTACAGAGTTGTAAGATCTGTCGTTGTTAAGTCTGCTTTTTTATTTATAAAACTGTTAGCCATTATTGTAAAAAGAAATTAAATGCTTCTACCTCATCTTTTAGTTCTTGTTGAAACGTTGTGTTTAGTTTTTGAATTATAGCATCAAGATCTCTAACCTGTGAGTCAGCTACAGATTGTCTGTATTCTTTACTAGGTCTTGTTAATACTTGTACGATCTTTGCCATTACTCTCCTCCACCTGGATCGTATGGATCACTGTATGAAGTATCATCTCCTGGTGTTGACTCACCGCCAGAGTATGTATCAGATTCTCCTGTGTAGTCTAAAGTCTTGCCAGTAGCATCTGTTGTTGGCATTGCGAACTGACCGATACCTTGATTGTAATTAAAAGCAAATTCTCTTGGAGTCATTGTTCTATTTGTAACTGAATCTCTATAACCTCTTATTTTAGCGCCTGTTGTTAAATAGGCTCTTAATTCTGCTTCAGCTTTTTCTTTCTGACTTTTTTGAAAGTCTGTAAGATCTTCTTCGTCTTCAAACTGGTCAATATAGTTTTGATACATTTCTCCTAAATCTCTTGAACCAAAAGCGCTTTCGAAATTCTTACCTGCAAGAACACCTGTTGTAATTTTATTATCTACAACATTAACACCACCAGGTTGATTCACATATTGATAATCCATACCTGGTTTACTTCTACCTAATGGCAAGAACTGTGAACCAATTGCACCTGCTAAAGCAAAAAGAGGATTAGCCGCTCCAGTAAGAAGTTGGCCTGCCCCTAAACCTACATTTGCTCCAGCTTGAAACATTAAGGGCCGAGCAACTGTATTTTTTAATATACCTGTAAATCTATTGTCTTGTGGCACACCAAGGTTTCTTGCAGCGTTTAGTTCACTTGCAAGAATAGGATTTGCAGAAAGTGTGTTTTGAGCTTGGTCGGTTCCTAGTATTCCTGAATTATTTTGATTAAAAAAATCATTATTAAAATACTCAAAAGCATCTGCGGGAGGTTGACTAGAAACAGGTAAACTGCTAGCTAATTTGTTTGCAGCAAGTTCAGATGTATTTTGTAAGAAATCTGTTCCTGTTCCACTAAAGAGTTTTAAAAAAGTTTCTTGATCCATTATCTTCTACCGTCCGGTTGTATGTCTAATCTAAACGTACCTAGCTTCCAGTCTTGACCAGATCCTGTGTTTGCTACCTTAAGAGCAATTGCTCTTGCCCTTGCTCGTGTATCTACTTTAGTCGTTGATGAGGTAACTGTAAAGGGTCCTAATGACGAGCTTGATGCGGTATCATTTGAATAATTACGTAAGTTTAGTGTAACCTGTGAGTTACCTGTCTGTGAAATAAAGTCTGGTATAAATCTTCTAATCTTCATAATAAACTCACCATCACCTCTAAGCTCTGCCATAGGGCCAGCACCTCTTTGTACTTTCTGTGTAATATCAAAATCACCAGATATAATATTTGCTGTGATAGCTGTAACCGTTCCACCCTTAACTTGATCGGTCCCCGTTTCGTGTTGATAGTATGTTGATGTACCATCAGTGTTTCCTTGTACATAAGTCGCGGAACTAGAACCCTCAACACCATCAGCATCGTATTCCAATGCATGAGGTTTACCAAAGACAGCTGAATCCTGCCACGCTGTTCTTGCTAATGTTCCAATCGTCCATACAGGTCTTTGTGCTGATGAATCAAAATAATTGTAACAAACCATTCTGTTAACTACAGAAGATGTTGACGTTGGATAGAACCACATAATCTCACCAAACAAGTTATTAAGTCCTGCAGATATCATTTGATTACCGGAGTCTAAATTAATATCATCATACACATGGTCTTCAACTAAACACGGTAAAGACTCGAGTGAACCTGCATATTTAAAGAAACCATTCTCTGATAACCAATACGCTGCACCATCTACTTCAACCACTGCGTTCTTACCTGCAAGTCCACAGTTCGTACCTGCTTGCTCAAAGGCAAAGGTAAACGGTTGACCTACAAAACGCATCGTAAATAAAGCTGTGTCGGTATAAACATAAATTGCATTTCTACCTCTAATGGCTCCCATAATTCTTGATCCATCAGCTAATCTTTGTGTACCTGCTGTATTGGTTGCTGTAGGTGTATAAGTATTAATATCCTCTTGATCGGAGAATCTAACAAACATATCATCTTGTGTAGTCTTTGTACCAATTGTAGTTTCTGTACCAAAGAATACTAAGTGTCGATCCGGTGTAGATACTAGCATGTGTCTTGATGCTGTAGGTGCACCTGTAATAATAGAAGCTCTTGTTGATGTAGCATTCGTAGCGGATGAGTCCCATTCAAAAACCTCACCATTACATATTAA